TTTTAATGTTGTGGCAAATAGTAACGTTACAGGGAACGCATGTTTAAAACTACAAAATGTGGCTTATTTATGGGGTTTATTCTTAAATCTCCTGTAGAATCTACCCATAAATAAGCCACATTTTGTAGTTTTAAACATGCGTTCCCTGTAACGTTACTATTTGCCACAACATTAAAAATATTAACATCGTCTTTTAATGTAGAAAAAATACTTGTCCCACTTGAAACAGATGCGTTTATTTTTGTAGAACCATCAAATTCATAAGTAGGCTCATCCCTTTGACTTCTTGGCATCTTTTTTTTCTCCCAAAATTTCGGAAACTTGTAAATCTTTATATTTAAAAAAAGGACTTTGAGTGCTCTGAGCTTGTCCTGCTGCTATTCCTCTCTCTAGTTTTCTTTTTATCCTTTCTTCCCAAAACTCTATCTCCTTCTGGTCTCCTCTACTTTTAGCAATTTCCAGCCTTTTTAAACATGTTTCGATTGTCATTTTATACAACTGTGTCTGTAATTCCACAGACAGCGTGAGGGTCAGTAAGGATAGCCTCTCCTTCTTCCCAAACCCTTATTTTAGTTCCGATTCCTTCATCTCTCATAGTAGCGGTTGTTAATGGTGTAAATGACTTCCATGTACAAGCTCTATTCGGAACAAATACAACAGCGTAATCTGTTGTGGCATTTCTGCTTACAACTACTCTTAATCCCAATATCTCCATAACTACTCCATCTTCTACTTTTCTGCTTGCAAATTGAGGGATACTTGAGCCTTTTACACTAATCAAAAACTCTAATAAGTGAGAGTGTTCAGTTGGATGAATATAAAGTACAGCTCCTTCTGGGTTATATCTTTGCAGTCTTATTGTTTCTTTAGCCAGCATTAAATCTTTAATTGGGTCTCCTGTGCTTGCGTCGTCCCATCCGTCTGCTGTAGCAGCATTAGAAGAAACTGTAGAACCATCAAAAGGTGTCCCTGAAATATTATCTGTAATAATGTCATAAATTCTTTTATCTATCTTGTTATTAACAGCAATAACTAAATCTCTTACATTTCCTGCTAAAAGGTCGATATCAGTATCTTTAATATCTTCATCTGTGAGTAGAGGACTCTCGACAAAAAATTTTCTTACATAAGAAGTCTGCCTTGTCCATGTTTGTTCGACAACTACTGGTCTCGCTTTAAAATCAGTATTAGAAATAAAAGAAGATGTTATTCCTGTGGTAGTTTCTGAATCTAAATATCCTGCTGTTTTTTTATACCACCTAATCTCCCTTGCTCTAGTGTTACTCACGTTTACAAATCTTCTTAATACAAGTTCTTCATCTGCAAAGCCTTTGGCTAACTTATCTATATCAATTCCCCTTATTTCAGCCATAGCGTTTCCTTCTGCCATTTTATTATGAATATGCTTTATTATTAGATGCTGGTCTTAATTCAAGTAAAAATGTTTCTCCATCTGTGGCGGTTTCAAGTGAAATTCCTAAAGTTTTACTTGCCACACAAGTTGCATCGGCAGTTTTAGGTCTCCCAGATGCCGAACTTGCAGCTAAAGTGTCTCCAACAGTAATACTTCCAGATGCAGTAGCCTTAAAAATTCCCCCTCTGTAAACCGCAATTTTGGTTTTACCATCACTTGCTATTTTCTCAGTTGCGGCTACTCCTGCAATTATATCCTCATCTCCGTCTTGAGTTGCTACAGTCATCGGGTCAGAAAGCTTAAGTAAAGCTCCTTTCTCTATGCCTGTTCCATCTGCACAAGTAAAAGGAATAGGAAGTTCTGTTTCATAAATTAATTTCCATTCTCCTGCCATAAAATATATACTAATATATACTATTTAAATATTTCTATTAAATAGCTTCATGTTTCCACCCCTCCAAATTTGGAGAAGTGTCCTCAATTTCCGCATCTTCTCTTATTCCTAAAGGAATAATATTAACGTGTTCTTTAACCCAAAGTAGTTTTTTATCTTTTTTGTATTTGGGAATTTTCTTTAATTTCAGAATTTTTCTTAAAGGAATCAAAAAGATATTGGGAATCACATAGTCATAATAATTTTTTTCTGCTTCGAAAGTTGTTAAAACCATATCTCTATCTTCCTTAGGAAATACATATTCAACTATTCCAAAAGGAAGCAGTCTTAACTGTCCTTGTATCCAAATAGTTTTCTTTTTCTTTCCTTTTGTCATCACTAAGTTATGTTTCTGGGCTTCCATATCTCTAAATAACATTTCTACCCAGTTACGTTTGCCATAGAGATGTTGGGCGGACAAGCTGATTCAGGTAAACAAACACCAGAGAAGAAAGAACTGACTCCTGAAGAATACAAAGACGCTGTAATGAGTGGAAAGCCCAACATCTCTATAGCTTTTAGCTCTTCTAGTTTTCTTATATTTGTCTCTAACCTCTCATTCTGTTGTTTAAGTCGTTCTGCTGCTTCCTTAGCTGATTCTATCATTGTTTTTGGTTTAGTTTCTTCCTGCATGCTTTGTTTTTCTTCCATGGTATTTTGTTTTTCTTCCATGGTATTTTGTTTTTCCATGCTCGCACTTACCTCCTTTCAATTGATTAATATGAGTTTTCATTTCCCAAACTTTCAGATTCTTCCATATAACAATCAATGCAGATGTTATCATCTTCCATCTCTTTATGTGGTAGAATCTTTTTACATTTATTACACTGATAATTTTTCGCCTGTGGAGTTGTTCTATTTGTTAATCTCATTTTTGTTTTTCTTCCATGGTATTTTGTTTTTCTTCCATGGTATTTTGTTTTTCTTCCATTATGATTAAGGGATAGTTTCTTTAATAAATCCTTTTGTTTTGAGCTCTTCCCTCTGCTCTTTTTCTCTCTCTTTTATTCTATTTAAAAAAAAAGCTTTTTCTTCTGGTGTTAATTCTTCTGCGTCAGACAATAAAGCTTCTCTTGCGTCGTGAATAGCATTTTTAGCATCTTCCAATTCAGGAATAAAATCATTTGAATATTCAGATTTAGTTTTCATAGATGGGTCTAAGATAACTGCCTGTTGCCCTTTATGTTCTATAATATTAATGCTTTCTTCTAATTGATTAAGTTTAGCCAGTCCTTCCATTTTTGTTTGTAAGCTTGTACCTGCATAAATAGCGGCTATATCTGTGCCTGTGCTTGAGTATTTTTCTAAGCCTGCTTTTACTTCATTTAAGTTTTCTCTGTTGAGTATTAAGTCTGGAATGTCAGAGGGTTTTAACCCCGATAGTAACCCCGCCCCAGTTAAGCCCCCCGCGATAAGAAGCCCTTTAGAAATTCCTAATGAAGATGCCAAATAAGCTGTAGCTGTAGAAGCTGCTGATGCAGCGACTACTCCCACCGAAGCCCCCAACATAACACTTCCTAGTCCTAATGTAGTCAACCCTAAAGCCTTTCCAAAAGGAGTATCTACTAAATCAGCGGTTTTCATGAGCTCAGGCATTTCTTTTCCAGTAATTGATTTAAACCCCTGCCTTATGCCTTCAGCAGTTAACCTAGCTGGCTGTAAACCTATGGTAGCTCCTATATCTAAAGCTTGTCCTGCTCTCTCTTTTAATCTGTCTGCCCTTGTTTCAAATTCCTGATAACCCCCCTCAGATTCAAATTGTTTCTGAAATTGTGAAGGCTCTAAACCTTGCTCTTGCCTTTGTAACTCAGCTAAAAATGCTTCAGTACTTACCCCTCTCTTTTCTGCTTCCTGTTGCAAATTACCCACATCTGTTGCTTCTAGTGTCGTCCCAGAGCCTACTCTAGAATTAAATCCTTCTAATAATGCTCTCACCTGCTCTGGAGTTCTCCCTATAATTTCCTTTCCTGATGGGCTTATAACCCCTGATGGTCTTCCTGACTCATCCCTTATAATAGAAGAAGAGCCAGCCATATTCTTAGCTGGCTCTTTTTTCGGGCTATTAGGTTTTACGGAACTATTACTAACTTCATTTTCTTTTTTCTTGTTTTTTTTAGGCATTTTTACCAGTATTTACCTTTTCTTCCCCAGTATTTAAAAAACTCTAATCCTGCTGCAAAAACAATAAGTATTATTCCTCTTACAAATTGCTCCACGGAACAGCTCTCTTTTGTGATTAATGTAACTCCAAAAGCACTTAAAGCAATTGCTGCTGTGTTGATTAAAGTTTCTATAATTGGCTTATGTTTGTCTTCATTCATTTCTTCGAACATTTGGTTTAATTTCATTAGCTTGAAACCCCACCTGCCCTGTATTAGCTTTTTCTGATTGTTCCATTTCTTCTTTAATGCTTACAGGTCTATTAAGTTCAATTTTAATAGCTAATTGTGAATATAAATCTTGCTCAAGTAATCTCTGTTCTGACATATACACTTGTTCAAATGTTAAGTATCCTATTTTAGAGCTTGCCTCTGTAAATTCCTGGCTTCCCCCCAGTATAATTTTAGGGACTCCTACATTCTGATAAAAAACGTTTTCAAGGTACCTTATCCAGCTTTCTGGATTAATTGGTGGTGGAACATTTGGAATCCCCGCAGTTCCTTTAGGAAGAATCAGAACTTCCCCCTTATCTATAGAACTAGCCCATTGAGTTTTAAGTGTGTTAAATTTTGCTGTGTCTTCTTCATCTACCTCTATAATTCTGACTCCTGCAAGGTTTCTGTGTAATATTCTTCTCCAGTCTCTCATAGCTTCATTTCTTGCATCTATTACCCACTTGCAACTTTCTATAACAGATACTCCATGAATTTCATTACTTACCCTATCATTACATAAGTGAAATATATCAGAAGGCTTAAATTTCCTTATGGACTTCTTTGTGGATATATCTATCTCCTCGTATCTTGTTATTATTCCTTTTTTATTAACAACTACTTTAATCGAACCAGGAGATAAAGGTTTTAAGTTTAATAACTCCCCATCATCTCTCCTTACGACTTCTGCATAAGAATCTCCATTTATTTTTTTAACAATTATCATATTTTGAAGTATTGAATCAAAAGAATCTTCCCCCCACCCAGTTATTAAATTTAAAATAATTTCTGTTCTTTTATCTGTTTTATATCCCTTTCCCGCTGTCCACCTTGCTAAAGCATCAATAGATTGTTTTAGTTCAGGAATTTCTTTGTAGTATCCTAAATTTTCTTTCCAATTAGGATTATAGTAATATGTTTCTTCTGTATCTGCTGGTTCATCCAACTTCCCAAAACTAATTGAGAAATCACTTACCTCTGAATCCATGCTTGTTGTTGTTGTTTGAGATAATTCTAATTCTGCCATTTTATAGATACAACTTAAAAGGAACGAGAACTTTTAAATCTGTTGTATTAGTAAAAGAGAGAGTTGAAACTGGAGATGTTGGGTTTATTTGATTATGTGTTGTTGAGCCTCTAGCTGCCCCATCTACCCATATGTTCCAGGTATATGTTGTACCTGTGTCATATCCTTGTAAATCTATAGTAACCCTTAGGTAGTCCCCTTCTTTAAATTTAGTTGTTGAAACATCCACAGGAGTTAATAGCCTATAACTTCCATCTGTAGCGTTTCCCCACTGTGCTCCTGTTCCTGTTGCTGTCCCTATTTGTGTCTCAGTTGTTCCGTCGTAATGATAAACTGTTACATCCATTCGGATAAAACCAAAAGCACTGCCTGCTAAGTGAGTTTCAGCAGATAAAGAGACATATAGTGTCCCTCCTACAATCTGGGGGGTGTTAAAATACAAATCCCAATCTTTCTCACTTAAAGAAGTATAAGAAGCACCTGTAGTTGTAATCTGAAAATAAGGAACTTGACTGGCTATTGGCTGTCTTATTAAATCTGAGTTAGTTCCGTCATAAATTCCATAATAATTGATATATCCTAAGCCTGCTATTGTGTCTGTAAAGTCATAGCTTGCTATAAAGTTTTTAGATAAACTTGTAAATCTTTTTTGGGGGAAAGGCATTTTAAGCGTTATTTATCCATGTCTGGACATATTTTTCTTTTAATAAGTTTAAACATTCACTAAATCTTTGATAAAGAACATCTAGTTTTGTCTGAGCTTCTACTGGGCTAATAAATCCTGATAAATCATAAGTTATTACATAAATAGCTGCTAAGTTCGATGCAGCCTCTTTTAAAATATGCTTAACATCTGCATTTAATCCTGCATAGTTATCTGTCCAGTTATACCTACTTAGAACATTAATGTAGCTTTCAGCTTGTTTTATATACACATTGATATAAGATTCTGTGTTTGCTGTTGTGCTTGCGTCAGCTCCCGCTTTATACTGGACTTCTGCTGTTGTTGCAAATGTTCCTTCATCAGCCATTTTTTAGTTTTTGAGATGCTATCAAAACTCCTTTAAGTAATTCTTCCACAGTTTCACATATTGCGAAAGCGTCATCAGATAAGACTTTTTTATTTTTGTTTTCTTCTTTTTCTTTTTCTGATTCTGATGTGTATTTTTCATTTATCATTAAAGATAATCGATAAAGAAGTTTTTAATTCTTTCCTTTTTTGCCAACCATGCAGCCCTTATTAATCCCTCTGTTATATGTGCATAATTCCCAAATATTTTAACTCTTGTGAATCTAAGTCCTTTATCTTCCTGATTAAACTCAAATTGTATGCTTCTTAGAGAAGCCTTAATATTATCATCATCTAACAAAAGTATCTCCCCATGCTCCATCATTGATTTAAGGTTATCATATAAATCTTCTTTGAATATTCTTTGTCGTTTCTTTCCTTCCCTATCCATTGAAATCTGTCTATTATTCATAGGAACAATACATTTTTTAATTTTGGAGTCTTTAAGATGGTCATAAATCCCCACTCCTAAACTCCCACTTCCTGCATCTATCCCCACTTTTCCACAATTAAATTGATTAGTAAGCTCAATTATTCTTTTTTCTGTCTCTGTTGTAAGCTGTTTTTTTGTGGTTATGTTTTCTATTTGCTTAAACTTTTTTCCTAGAGGGGCGTGGATTATCTCAAATGAGCTTTCATCGTCTCCCATTCTTGCTATGTCCACTCCTAAATAATTATATTCTTTTGGCGATGGAATTGGTCTTTTTAGCATGCAACATTGCTCAATAAGCTTGTCATCAAAAAATCGTCTTAAATCGTCCAGGAACATGCCTAGATATTCTTGTCCATATTGTAATTCTGTCATGTCTGCTCGTTCAGATTCAAGAAACTTTAAAGCTTCTTCCCGTTTTTTCTCTGTCCAATCGCTAGATATTGTTCGGTTCTTAATAACTTCTTCACTGCTTTTATGAAATACTTTAAATCTGTTATTCTTGTTTTGATACGCTTCCCAGAAATATCCTTGCTTTCCAAAAGGTGTTGAACACAGCCATAATTGTCCTGCTGTGGTTAACAATACTGGCTTGGCTGCTGTAAATGCTATCTCAGGCATTCTAGACGCTTCATCAATAATTAACACATCTCCAGTAAACCCACGCAATGCATCTCCAGTATTTCCTACAGGTCTGGCTAACATAGTCGAACCATTTTTTAGAGTTATCTTATTTAGTGTTGGTTTATTCTTTCCAACCCCTATAATCTTTTTATGATGCGTTTCTAAATAGTGCAATGTCATTACGATAATAAGTTTAGCCTGGTCTTCTGTAAGTGAAACAACCAGTATTCTCGATTTAGGGTTTTTTATCATATATTTAGCTGATTTTATAGCAAAACAAGTTGTCTTCCCAACTTGTCTTCCTGTACATAAAAGGATGTTTCCATCATGTTCTATTATTTCTTTTTGCCAGTCATCCAAGTTCATCTTCTATGTATATTATAGCTTTATTGTCATCTGAATTTATTTTTAAAAATGTGGATTTGAAGATGTGTTTATCATCTATTTCTAAGGCTTTGAACACAGAATCTATAAGAAACTTCTCTCTATTTAGGATATCCTTTTGCTTTATTGTTCCATCCTGATTGTACCAGTTTTCATATATACACACTTTAACTTGCAGTTCAGTATCTTCTTCTATATTAATACTCTGTTTACCGATTATCTCTTTTATCTTTTCTCGCAGCTCTCTGGCTTCTCTTGTGAGTATCTTCATGTTTCCTCTGTGGTAGTATAAGTGGTTTATTGTTGGAGTTTTAAATGGCAGTTTAAGTTTTAGTTGCATTTAAAACTCCATCCTCCTCTTTTACCATCCCAGCATTTACTAGAGTTTTCACATACTCCATCGCCATCCTTCTTGAAATCCCTGTCTCCACTCCCATCACTGCTATAAGTTTATCTTTACATACTTGTTTTCCTTCTTTTGTAGCTTTCAAGATGGTTATATACATTGAATTGATGCGTTCTTTACGATTTTTTTCATTTGTCATACTATTTATATGTTGTGTGAGTTTATATATTTTTTCTTTTTTTTAATATTTAAAAAATCTTTTTTCTTTT